TAACTTTAATGGAGTTGATGCTTCAGGAGACACTAAAGTTGATGTCTGGCCTCGCCCTGATGGAGTTTATAGCTTACGCTTCGACATGAACATCCCGCAAGCTGATTTGTCGGCTAACAGCGACATTATCAATGTTCCTGCTCATTTGGTACAGCTTCTCGCATACGCTAAAGCAGTTGCTGAGCGTGGTGAAGATGGTGGTATCGCCTTCAATGAAATTTATCAACAATATCGCCTTGCCTTAGCTGATGAGATCGCTATTGAGCGTAATCGCTATGGTGAAGATGTTGTCTGGGAAGGTGTCTAAGCTATGGTTGCTAAGCTCTTAACAACATCCATCTCAGCTCCTGGCTTCATGGGCCTCAACACCCAAGATAGCTCTGTGACGCTTGAGAATGGATTTGCTACTGTTGCTAACAACTGTGTGATTGATAAGTTTGGTCGTATTGGTGCTCGTAAGGGCTGGGTTCCTTCTCATGATAGCCTTGCTGCTCTCGGAACAGCTAATGTCAAGAGTATCTGGGAACTCATCGACACCTCTGGTAATTCCTACATCGTAGCAGCAGGTAACAATAAGTTATTCAAGCTCTCCGGCTCAGGCATCTCTGAGTTGACCTACGGCGGTGGTGGAACTGCTCCGACAATCACAGATAGCAACTGGCAGATGGCTCCTTTGAATGGCTGTCTGTATATGTATCAATCTGGTCATGATCCCTTAGTGTTTGATCCTGCTGTAAGTACTACTACTTATAAGCGTATCTCGGAGAAGACAGGCTATGTGGGCACAGTATCTAATAATAATTGTGTTATCAGTGCTTATGGTCGTACATGGAGTGCTAACAATACTTCGGTAAAGAGTACAGTACAGTTCTCTGACCTCTTAGCTGGACATGTCCTCAGTACAGGCACAGCAGGTACTCTTGATGTATCTCAAGTATGGCCTGACGGTGCAGATGAGATCGTAGCCTTAGCTGCTCACAACGGCTTCCTGATGATCTTTGGTCGTAGACAGATTCTGATCTACGCTGGTGCTACAGATCCTAATGCACTAAAGCTCTCAGACGCTATCACAGGTGTAGGCTGCTTAGCTCGTGATTCTGTTGTCGTAACTGGTGGAGATGTTCTCTTCCTGTCCGATAGTGGTGTACGTTCTATCATGCGTACTATCCAAGAGAAGTCTGCTCCTATGCGAGACATCAGCGCCAATGTGCGTGATGACTTGGTAGCAGAAGCTATCCTGGAAGACCCCGATGAAGTCAAGGCTGTCTATTCCGACAAAGAGGCCTTCTATCTCTTGTCTTTCCCTGCTCGTCAGATTGTGTACTGTTTTGATATGCGTACAACGCTTCAGAATGGTGCTAATCGAGTCACTACATGGGATGGTTTAGTTCCTACAGCATTCTGCTACACACGAGCTAAAGACTTATACATGGGCAAAGCAGGCTACATTGCCAAGTACGATAGCTATAAAGACAATACCGATACTTACCGCATGAAGTATTACACGAACTACTTTGATTTTGGTCAAGCTACTGTGACTAAGATCATGAAGAAGGTAGGCGTAACAGTCGTTGGTGGTGGTGGCTATGGCGTGGTGTTGAAGTTTGGCTTTGACTACTCTGACATTCTCAATAGTCGTCAGTTTGCTTTGTCTAACGCTACTGTGGCTGAATATAACATCGCTGAGTATGCTCTTGCAGAATATGGCGGTACAGTCTTCGACAATAAGATTATTAATATTGGTGGCACAGGTAAGGTTATTCAGCTTGGTTTCGAGACTGACATTAACGCTAAACCTCTGAGCATCCAGAAACTAGATGTGTATGTTAAAACAGGAAAGACACGATGAGTAACTATACCAAATCTACCAACTTTGCAGTCAAGGATGGTCTGGTAACAGGTAATCCTGCAAAGATCATTAAAGGCACTGAGATCAACACTGAGTTCGATAACATTGCTTCCGCTATCTCTTCTAAGGCTGATGCTAACAATGCTGCTTTAACAGGCACTGCTACAGCCGTTAACCTGACAGTTTCTGGAACATTTACCGCTACCGTGGACGGAGGCACATACTAATATGGCTATTGACTGGACTTCTCTTATTGGCCCTGGCATGAATCTTTTAGGTTCTGCCTATGGTGCTAACCAAGCTGCTAATACAGCTACACAACAAGCCCAGATGACTCAGTTCCGTCCTGTGGGTGTTACTACTCGCTTCGGTAAGTCAGGTTTTAACTATGATCCTACCACAGGTCAACTGATCGGTGCAGGCTACCAAGTTGCTCCTGATGTTGCAGCTATGCGTGAGGGGTTACTCGGCATGGCAGGAACTGGTTTAGGTCAGGCACAAGAGATTCAAGCTTTCCAGCCCCAAATCAACCAAGCTGCTCAAGGCTTGTTTAACCTTGGTCAGAGCTACATTGCTCAGAACCCTGCTGAAGTTGCTCAGAATTGGATGGCTCAGCAGCAAGCTCTGTTGGCTCCTGGTCGTGAGCAAGAATCTGCTCAGTTGGCTAATAAAGAGTTCCAACGTGGTACTATGGGCTTAGCCACAGGAGCTACTTCTGCTGGCTACACTCCTGGCGGTGCTGGCTTAGCTGCTACGAATCCTCGCTTTGCTGAGTTAGCTAATGCCCGTGCCTTGGCTGATGCGACAATGGCTGCTAATGCTCAGAAGTTTGGTCAGCAGAATGTTACCTTCGGTTCTGGCCTACTCACTGGCGGCATTGATCTGTCTAAAGGTGGTTTTGGTCTTCAGACACAAGCCCTGTCTCCGTATACTCAGTATATGCAAGGAGCTGGAAACATTGAAGACGCTGCTCTCAACGCACTTAAAACAGGTCAATCGTTGGGTTCTGCTGCTGCCGCTAATGCTTCTCAAGCTGCTCAAGCCTACGCAGGCGGTCAGAGTGCTCAGACAGCCGCTGCTCTGAAAGCCCTGCAAGGTTTATCTGATCCTATTAGCCAGCTTATCAAAGGTTTGTCTACTTCGTCTAGTCCGTATAATTCGGCATATGACTTTAGTGGCGAATACTGGACTTAATCAAATAAGGAGTTAAAATGGCTGAATTAGGTTTATTTGCCGATCCTCAACAACTTCGTGAAGCCGTGCTCATGCAGCAGGCTAAAATGACTCCTCAAGAGACTATCAACTATATGGCTCTTAAAGGCGGTCAAGGCCTCGGAGAAGCTATTGGTGGTATGTTCGGTGTTAACGTACAAGACCCTGCTGTGGCCCGTGCTATTAAGCTTCGTGAATTAGGCGCTAAGTATGGGACTACTACTGCTGAAGCATTAGACAAGATTGCTGCTGATCTGCAACAAACTGATCCTCAGATGGCTATGCAAGTGGCTCAGAAGGCTAACGATCTTCGTATTTCTTCTGCTAAACTTCAGTCTGAGCAGGCTCTGACATCTCAGCGTATGCGTGAGAAAGCTGCTGCTGATCCTCTTCAACAGTTACTTCGTACAGGTAAATATACGACTCCTTCCATGGCTAAATATGCTAAATCAGGGAACATTGAAGACCTGGAGCCTGTTGATAAAGCTGATCCTACGGCATTGTCTGAGACTAAGGACGGTATTTTCTTAATCAATAAGAATACTGGTGATGTTATCCGTCGTATTGGCGATGCACCTGAGCGTGGTACTAAAGTTAATGTAACTCCTGAGATTAAGATGGCTCCTGATATTGTTGGGGCTGTTAACGCTGCTGATAAAGCAACCGAAAAAGAAGTTGCTATGTTAGATTCTGCTAAACTTGCCAAGCAGTTGATTAATGAGACAGCTAAGACAAATAACTCTCAAGCCTGGGAAGCTGCTCGTACTACGATTGCTAAAGCAGTCGGTGAGAACAAGCTATCTAATGAGGACATTCGCCGTACAGGTGTTGATCCTCGTCTGGTTCAAGGTGCTCTTGATTGGGTTAACAAGAAGATTCAAGGTGTTCCTAACCCGGACATTCAGCGTCAGTTGTATGTCTTAGGTTCTGTACTTGAGAATAATGCTTCTGCTCGTTACGACGCTAAGATCTCCCGTTTCCGGGGTGCTGCTGAGGCTTCTAAGTTCCCCGGACAACCTAGTACATATTTCCCGACTGCTGCGGAGCGTAGTCAAGCCTCTCAACCTAAAGTAGTTGATTGGTCTGAATTAGCTCCCTCTAGTAAGTAATAAAGGATTTTATATGGATGTGCGTTTGCCTAACGGCTTTATTGTTAAAAACGTGCCTGAGGGCACATCTAGGGATGAAATCCGTGCAGCGGCTATTCGTAAAGGTTTAGCCTCTGCTGCTGACTTTGGTGAGACATCTGAAGCTGCTGCTCAGATTCCTAAAGAAGGTATGCCTACGGTTGCTCCGACAGAGATGGCCCGTGATCGTACCTTCACTGAATCTGCTATTCAAGGCGCTATGGCTGTTCCTGCTATGGCTGGTATTGCTCGTGGTGCTCAAGTCCTTGCTCGTGGTACTAAAGCAGCTCCTTATGCTGGTCAGTTAGCCCAAGCAGTTATTCCTCAAACTGGTCGTCAACTGCTTGCTGAAGGTGCCTTAGGCGCTGTCGCAGGTGCCGCAGGTGAGTTAGGCGCTCGTGCTGCTCCTGAAGGCTACGGTCAAATGGGTGAGATGGTAGGCGGTTTACTTGGCGGTTTAGGCGCTGGCGCTGCTATGGGCTCTGTGCGTAACCTTGGCGAACTGGCTAATGTTGGCGGTGTCTTTTCAGCTACTAAAGATTTAGCTAACCAAGTGGCTGCTTTAGCCGGATCTGGTCAAGCTTCTCGTCAAGCTCTTACAGCATTACAAGCTAATCCTAATCTGGCTGGAAATATTGCCCGTTCTGCTGAGATTGAAGCCAGTACAGGTATTGCTTTACCGATGTTAGCTGCTTCTAATGGAGACACAACTATCTCTAGTTATCTTCAAAGCCAGATCGCTAAAGGCGATAACTCTGCATTTACAGCCTCGCTGAAGCGTCAGTATGAGCAAGCAGAACAGCAACTGTCCTCTATCAAAGGCCGCTTAGCTCCCACGATGCAGGAAGTTGATGCCTATGTCAAGCGTAAGGCTCAAGAAGCTGGTCAACAGAATGCTAAGATTGTTGCTGATGCTGCTAAGACTACAGCTCGTCGTGAAGTTGGTTTAGAGAATATTAATAACCGTATTGCTGAGCTGTCTGAGACATTATCCAAAGGCCCTAGTGCAGAGGATATTGGTACTCGTTTGACTAATCTTATTTCAGCCAAAGAAGCTGCTTTGAAGAAAGAGATTGGCCCTAAATACAACGAGCTGATTGAGAGTTCTCAAAAGGCAGGTATTGT